CAGGGAAAGATATTCATCGTATCCTTGGCGAGAGGCTTGAGGAGTCGGATGGTCGTTTCGATGAGATATGTGATTTGATGGAGGTGTTGATAGAGGATGGGACCGATGACCCTTGTCTTAACTTTTCCATTCATCACCCGATCTTTGATATAGAGATCAAGGATGAGAAGTGTGGTAAGGTGATATACTGGACTGATGGATATAACCCCCAGCGATATGTTATGGTTGACAAGGCACTTAATCCGGATGATGATGGTGACTTCTGGTATCATTATCATGGATATAAGACATGTGGGGATGATAAGCCAATAGAGAGGTGTAGGCTGGCTTGCGAGAAGCTACTGGTATTCCCGCTGCTGACGGCCCCGTGCGTGGAGCCTGAGGTCGTGGAGTTCGGGGGAAGCCTGCGTGCCGGGACCTACCAGTTCTGCGTGGCGTTGTGCGATGAGTTCGGGATAGAGAAGACCGGATATTGCTCATTGACCAACCCTATCATGATATTCGATCGTCAGGATATAGTCATTCGTGATGGCTTATGGGGCAAATCAACCAACATGGGTATCCGGCTTACTGTATCCAATATAGATAAGCAGGTATCTCATTATAAGATAGGTGTTATACAGAACACGGTTGGGTTTAATGGTGAGCAAAGCCCGGTTCTTGAGTATTTCATAGAAGGTATACATCCGATAACGGAAAGGACCATCTATTACCTTACGGATCAGTATAGCGAGCGTACGACCATGGAGAAGTTATCCAAGGAAATACCGGTATATAAGACAGCCAGAGGCATGACGTCTGTCGGGAATCGTCTTCTTCAATACGGCTTGACCGTGGAGAATGAATGGAATCTTCAACCGGTCGTTAATTTCTTGGGTCATTTCGTTAAATGGCAGACATCTATAGCCACGGAGAATTTGTATAAAGACGGTGTGGCTTGCTCTAAATACGCCTCTTTCATGCGTGACGAGGTATATCCGTTGGGTATAAGATTCTTTACCAATACGGGATACAGGACAGCTAGATTCCCGCTTATCCCTCGTCCGGCCACAAGGGAGGAGATGGAGGTTATCGTTGATGAGGACGGTAACTCTGACGACCTGTCGGCTGCGTCGGTGCTGGAGAACAACCCGCAGTGCGCCGGGAACAGCCGCCGTCATCTTTGGCAGTTTAAGAATACGGCAAAGATCATAAACGACCCGTCTTGGGGATTTGATGGTTTTGGAGGAGAATGCAAGAATCAGCTAGATGTCAAGCAACTCAGATATGTAGAGCAGGAATATGCCACGGTAGGAGAGACCCAATTCGTTATCAACACAATGGGGGAAGATGTTACGGTAGATGATGCTATTGATTATATTGCTGACAATATAGAGAATCTGTGTGATCTTATAGAATCCAATGTAGGCATTACTGACGAGTTATGTGCGGCTATATCGTTACCTGAGGATCAAGATGGTATAAAGGCTCCCGATTTCCCTAGTGGATGTGACGATATCGAGAGGATAGAGACCAGGACTATATTGGATAAAAACTCTTTGGTGGATTCTAGGATTGATTTTACATATAAGTTAGCTAGTGATTATACGGAGACAGAGCCTACTACATTAATACAAAGTAATGCTGAGTCTCAAAGGAAGTTTTCTGTATTGTGTGATTTTGATAATTACTCTAGTGGAGGCAAGAATATCATAGATCTGGTTCAAGAATGGCTGGATGGTCAGGATGAGGACAAATTCCCGTCTAATATAGATTCTTCCGCCTTGGTCTTGTGTCAGGATATGTCTAATGTCCGGCAGTTATATGATGAGGGTATATGTACTAATGGGTGTTCGGTAGGTGATCCTTACGTGAATCCTACTATTGATGATGTTCAACTACCCACGTTCCAAGGAGGTAGGTCATTGGGTAAATGTACGTTCTTATTCCAAGGCGATGGGTGGGAAGGCAAGAAGCATACCGAGACTATGCTTGATATATTGATGGATTCAATGAAAAAGTACTTCCCTCAATATGAGAGTCAGTTTGGTATTGAGAATGCCATGTGTCTTTTTGGTGATGGTGATAACTCTAAGTTCAATACCGGCATATCTACTGATTGGGAAGATCGTGTGTCTGTGCAGAATGATATTGACGCCAAGACCAATTGGTTCGGTAGAAGCAACTTGACTTATTTCAAGTTCTATCCACATGTATCCTCATACGCCAGATGGGTGGAGTTGGATTACGAAAAATACGTAAGCGGTTTATCCGATCCTGATAACGGTATTATGTATATAGAGATGATGGGTAACTATAATTATCCGATCGGTGACTCATCATCATACAACAAGGTTCGTATAACATTTTTCTCGGATAAGGAAGGTACCGTGGCTCCTAATCCTTTGGCTAATGATGCCAAGAAAGGTGTTATAGTGAATTACGTGGATCATAAGATATTTATGATGCCAAAGTACTTGTTCTGGAATGATGACAAGACTACTTTCCATAAGATATATGTTTGTATTGAGCCAGCGGTATGTGTGTTCTTCACCGGTTTCGCCATGAGGCAGGACATGAAGGAGCTTGCCGGATTCTATACGGCCGGCACCGCCATCTTCCCCGCCCCGTTCTGTTTTGGCATTCGGCCACTGGAGGTGAAATACGTATTCTTCTTCACAAAAGAATTGAAATTAAGGAGATTTGTTACCTATGAGGCGAAATGTATCTCATGTGGGGATAAACCCGCTGATTGCGCTCCCAGACCATATCAGTACGGTGATTTCGGATATTGGGAGTCTACCAATAAGTATCCGGCTAATTTTGAGTTGTATGATTCAAGTAAGATCGGGATATCATCGGGAGGATCAAAGAGGAAGGACATAATAGATTCTTTGACGAAATACTATGGGTTTCCTAAATCAGTTGGGGGTAAGTCTTATTTCACCGGTAATGGGGGTAACGCTGAGTACCCCAATACGTCAACCACGTTTTGTCAGAGACCTATACGTCATTACAAGTTTCCGGATAACTCTGTCGCTCCTTTCATGGGTAATCCGTCTCAACTGACCGGTCAATATGGAGTTGACTCCTATATTTATCCTATGGGGGTGATGCTTGATGACGATATCGTTAATGAGTTTCTGGATATAGCGGTAGAGAACGGTCTTATAGATAAGGCTAGAAGAGATTCTATAATAGGATATGAGTTGTATAGGGGCGATAGGACGTTGGATAAGAGCGTTATCGGAACTGGTCTGGCTTATGATATGTTTAAGTATGATGATCCCGACGGCTCGGCTAACCTTTATCCTAATTACCCTTACAACGATTTGTCTGATGATATGTATATCTATAGGGATATTAATCGTGAGAAATTTATAACGCATCCGTTTAACAGGAGGGGTAATATCTGGTATTCATTCTTAAGCCCTGATATTGCCTTTAACAAGCCTGACGCTCCCACCGAGTGCCTTGTTGATGGTTATCAATTAGGTAAATCCTCCGGTATATTCAGGGAAGTGGAGGATCACCCTAAATGGACGATATTAGGGAGTAAGGCTTACAGTATGGCAACATCATTGGCTACGGTGGAGGCTATGGCTAATTTAATATCCGCTATAGCTGAGTATACATATCAGTCGGCGTCCCAACAATATGTCGGTGGGGGCGTGATGTTTTTGGCCAACCCGGTGGGTATAGCTCTGACGGCTATCCGTCTGGCTACAGGTATCGCCAAGGCTACCTCCCAGTCTGTCGTGGATATAGGGAAGTATAGGTATCAGTGGTTAACGGCCTTGATAGATAGGGGACCTAGATGGAATTACGCTTATTATTATACTTCTGTCGCTCATTATAATCTATTTTACCAAAAAACAGGGGCATCAGAGTTGCGTGGATTATCTACGGCTAAGTATATTAAAAGCGGATTGTATCCGGTAACGGATATCTCATCACAAGGGAAAGTAGTAGGCGGTAAGCCTATAGTTGTAAATAATCTCGATCGTGAGCATTCGTTATTCATGTCGTTTGGCATGGATAAGTATATGCTTGAATATCCGGAATTAGTATCAAGTTATGATACCAGTCGTATTCAGGATGAATGCAATATTCGTAACGATGAGGTGGCTGGAATGACGCCTCATTTTATAACACGTGAATCTTTTGTGTCTTGCCCTTATATGAGGATAAAGAAATATTCTCCGGCTCAATACGGGCAGATAGAGGATATCAGATGGGTATCGTTAGGTGGTTGCGGGTTGATGGATGAGGATAAGCGTAAACCTGTTTTTGGAGGTGATGTGTTTATATCCAGATTCTCGCTTAAAAGAAAAATGCCTATGTTTTACTTGACCCAGTTTGGTCAGGGAGATATGATACCATTCCCTTACTACGACTATAGGAATATCGGGTATCCACGTTATTTTGTTAATTATGATACCGGAGAGGATTATCTTAATAAGACTGACACAGATACTGGATCGCTATATTCGTTCCCTAGCCGTAAGAGTGCTTATGAGATGGCTTGCAAGACCGGGGATATGTATCTTAGTGGTCGTTTCTTTCTGTATTTTTACGGTATACCTCAGTTTCTTGTGGAGTCTGAGATCAATTGCAATTTCCGTATAGCCGGGCCTGAGCCTTATGAGGGTTTCTATCCAGAAGTAGGGGATTATATATCATGGACCCAAGAGCGTAATGTCCCTATATCAAGGGATAATGTGTTTAAGATGAGTCCTGTGTACAAGAATCGTTTTACGCTAGGCGGAAGGTCATTACCAGAGACGTATGATAGCAATTTTTGGGACTGCGCCTACCAAAGACCCAACGGCGTCATATGGAGCACCGCCGACGTTTCGGAGAACGGCATGACCGACCCTTGGCTGTCGTACAAGCCTATGGATTACCATGAGTTCAAGACCTCATTTGGGAAACTCATAAGCATGAAGGGGATAGAGTCGGATCAGATATTAGCCCGCTTTGAGAATCAGGTAGGGCTGTACAACGCTATAGACGTGTTGGCGGAGAGAATATCCCCGGAGAATAGTGAGCTAGGTACAGGTGGTCTTTTCGCCTCTCGTGGTATCGAGTATAATAATACGACGTTAGGATATTCCGGAACCCAGAGTCGGGATATGATCAGTTGCGAGTTTGGGCATTTTTGGGTCGATTTAAGGCGTGGTCAAGTGTTTAAGGTAGATTCTAATGGTAGGAATCTTACGGAGGTCACACCGGGGCTTAGAAACTGGTTTAAGGAACATCTTCAGATGAAGATCATCCGTAGCCGGATATATAACGCTGATACGGACGCTGAGTTGTCTTATTATGATATCGATAACAAGTTCTTTGGTATAGGGCTGTCTATGGGCTGGGATAATCGTTTCAAGAGGGTATTGATAACCAAGAAGGATTATATACCGGTAGGGAATCCAAGCGAGTACCAATTCCGTGGCGGCCGGTTCTACAGGAACGGGCAGGCGGTGGAGCTACAGGACGCCAGCCATTTCACGGACGTCTCGTTCACCGTTGGATATAACTGCCTGAAGGGTGAGTGGAAATCATATTTATCCTACACCCCTGACTATTATATCGAGCACCAGCATTATTTCCAGTCTGGTAAGAATTACTCTAACGACGATCGTGAGATAGGATTATGGTCGCATGGTCTAACCAACCAATCTTATCAAGTATTCTACGGTAAGTTATATCCGTTCGTCATAGAGGTACCTGTCCGTGAGCAGTATGTGAATAAGATCCTCACGAACTACCAATATCGGATGGATGCCAGAAGGTATCAGGACGAGGTTAATTATCAGGTTAGAAGAACAACTGGATTTAATAAGGCATGGTTTTATAATGATACCAACAACAGTGGAGAGCTTAGGATGACCATCGCCGATAAGAACGACATGAGCCAGCGCCTAAGATATCCTATAACTAACGACGATAGCCGTGAGATACTGGTGACGGAAGTGGATCAGAAGATCAACATCAACGACTACTTCAACGAGGTTAAGGACGATACTAATAACCTACCGGTATGGGTTAAGGACGTGAACGATATTGGCCGTGAGATCGACCCCAGGGCTGTCGATTATCACCGGAGGTGGCGCGATCGTCTCCGTGGCGATTGGTTCTTGGCTAGATTCGTGAACGACATCGAGAGCCGGTTCAAGATGATAGTTCGTTGGTTCAGCAATGATGAGAAAGTTTATTAATTTATTAACATATGGAGGGGGGGGGTATTTGCCGCCTCTTCCTTGTATATTAAAACGATATGGAAGATTTTATTGGTAAGTACAATGGAGGTCAAATAGAAAGTAGGCTTGATAAGGTCAAGGATATGGTTGGCGCTACGGCGTCTCAGGCTGGGGAGGATGGATTGGTACCAGCTCCGGCGAAGGGAGATGAGGGTAGGTTTCTTTGTGGAGATGGCACGTGGAAGGATGTGGTAGTCAAACCAGATTACACAGTGTTTGACATTGTTATGGAGATATCATCAAGTGGTAACCTATCTATATCTCAGGAAAATTATAATAACCTATCCATATTATGGACTACCGATGACCCGTCGAATTTCAGCGACACCTCTTACACCGGCTATGACAAGAAGGGCAATATCTGCCGTACAAACGGTTATGCCAAGAAGATGTTGCTTGGGGAAGATGGCGATATAGTGTCCACGGAGGTCGGCGGTAGCTCCTCTACCTACTGGTGCGACTACTACTACACCTATACATCGGCTAACCGCATGCAGGTGGTGCTGGTTGGCGGTCGCGCGGACAGCGGGTCGGCTGCGGGCCTCGCTGGCGTGGGTACGAATGGTGCGCCTTCCGATGCGGCTCGTAACGTCGGTTCGCGCCTTTGCTTTTTCCCCGAATATCGTAAAACGTCGGCGTAGCCGCACGTATCACGTCGGGAATTTTTTTTGTATAACGATTAAATAACAAGACATGAAAAGAACATATAGCGACACTATACCGATCACTTTGGAAAAGGACGGTGACGGATCCTACCTTTACCGGTGGGACGTTAGAGAGGAGACAAGGGAGATGGGTGACGATATGGCCCCCGTGATCTCCTATAGTTACAACGAGGTCAGGGTATGGCCAACGTTGACGGCCAACAAGATATTGGAGGCCTGTATCGACGCCCTATGGGGTAGCGGTGTTGAGCAGAAGATGCTGAACGACTATAACGCCGCCAAGTTAGGCATACTTGACTCGTCTTACATCGAGTCCTATAAGGTATTTCTGAATGACAGGAAGTCATTGAAGGAGCGAGTGGACGGTGATTTTCTGGATTGGGAGAATGGCTAGTTGACACGCTAGCGCCCTCAATGGGGCGGGGTTTGGTCTTATGTTGATATCATGGGCGGGTATGTGATGTGGATCATGTTCCCGTCTCGTGTTTTAATATCCGTTTGATTGTGCGTATATTTGTGGAAAAACGTGATTTATGGCTAAGAAAAATAGACCGGAGGAGATTCCTTCATGGATAAAGGATTTGTATAAGGAAGATCTTGATCGTGTTGTAAGAGGTGAGCGTCCCATGTATTTTAGGGGTATGAATGATGATCCTTTAAAGAACGTATCCCCGGAGTTTGATATCCTTAGTGGAGGAGCTGCTGTTAAGGGTATGAATGGGATAAGAGGTGCGTTGTCTCCGTTGAATAATGGCATGGGTAATTATAATTTCAGCATTAGGGGTATAAATAAGAAGATAGGCGAGCTGGTTGATGAGGCGGGATTATATCTACCTGAGAAATTAAGACCTGTATATCGGACTGTGGTGGATGCTATGTCGAGTTCCAAGGATAAGGGGTTGGGTCATATCACGCAGCCGTTGGCCAACGCCCTGTACCCGGCGGACGAGCGGCGAAACCGGCGTCTGGAAGGGGAACATCCCGTTGGTTATGTGGATGCCATAGACGGCATATGGCCTAGGGAGAAATATAGGTTATGGGGAGAGAAGATTGAACGGAAAGCTGATGGAGGAGAGATGTATACCGTATCTAAAGGCGATACTCTTTGGAGTATAGCCAAAAGATTGGGATTATCTTTAGACGATATTATATCGTGGAATAGGGATATCCCTGATATCAACAAGATACAGATAGGTGATAAGATAAAGGTTTCAGACCCATCGCTGTCAATAGAGAAAGAGGATCATGATTTGATGGATATAATATCCAGGGAGGCTGAGATCAATAAGATGAGCGATGAGGATATAATCAAAAGCGCTAATCATAAATCTAATTACGCTATTGTTGATAAAAAGAATAAAAAATTGACGGTTTATTCGCCGCATGGAGATATTCTTTATAGCACTAACGATATAGGGACCGGCGCCTCCGGTGATGATTATAATACATACACAAAGACAAAGAACGGGAAACTTGTCAGTGGGGCAGGTAATATGTCTACGCCAGCCGGTATAACAAGAGTATCAGGTATAGGTGAGTATCATGGTCGAAAATCGTTTCAGAGAGCTAGGTTTAATCCTAAGACAGGTAAATGGGATCATGACATAGCTTCGTCTATGCACCACGAGGCCTCTGCCGGAAGAGGTTCTAATGGATGTATCAGGCTTCTTGGTGATACAGGGGATGAGTTGTATAATTTTATAAAGAAGGGTGATTTTATTTATACGCTTCCAGAGAAAGAGGGAAGTAGATTTGTCATTCGTGAGGGATCTATTAATTATATAGCGGATAATCCTTATGGTGAGGATTCCGGAGAGAAGAAGTTATGGGATGATTACAATATTCACATAAATAAGGATTTTAGACCTTTAAACATAAGTATCAAGAATAGTGACATATCCCCAGATGTCTTACCTAAATGGATTTATGATGCTTATGATCCAAAGGATGGAACAAATTCTAATAGCGCTTTTCTTGGTGTTATATCAGCTATTGATAATATAGCTAAAATGGATAAACTGGGTAATATGAAGGAATATGGTGATGCCATATCATCTAACAAGGAACGCATTATGAGTGAGTTCGGCATAGATAGCTACACTTACGACAGGATGGCTATGTTGGCCATGGGTATCGCCGAGCAGGAGACAAAGTTTGGAGTATCTCCCAGATATATAGGGAAACAGGCTATCGGGGATTTCGGTGTTGATATAGCCAAGAGATTTAGATCATTGCTCAAGGGTGATGGATGGAATGACAGGTCTTATAACTCGAAGGGTATAACACGGATAAAGATGGATGGCGATAATGATGAGACAAGGAAGGTTTATGATAAATTTGGTATAGATAAGGAAAATATCCTTAAACCGTATAATTCAGGTATAGCTACTATGTTGCGTCTGGCGTCTATATACAAGAACGAGGTTGTCGGTCGTGGTTTTAAGGATAATAAAGGTAATGATATAGACAAATTCGACGCCTTGCTTTATAAGTGGATGGGTAAGGGAAGGTTATTGAATAACGGCAAGGCTTCTCCTGATGATAATGATTATATCAATAACGTAAAGAAATATATTGGCAATTTTGATTTCAAGGTTAAATATAAGAATGGTGGACCTATTGGTGATGACCCGTTGTATGTAAGACAGGATGTATCTGATAAGGCCTCGTATTTAAAAGATATCTTAGGTAATGCTATAAGAAGAAGGTTGTACGAGAGTGTCACCCCTGATGTGGTGGCCTCAAATGCCAGTCTTCCTGATAAGGTTAAGGAATTTATATACGGAAGAAATGGCAAAGCTAATGTTGATGAATATAGCGAACAGCTATGGGGTAGATTCTTATCCCAGCCTAATAGTCTTGATGGAAATAGCAAGGAAATAAGAATCCCCGATAATATTATTGCTGATATCGAGAGGATGTTTAATCGTGACACTAAGGATGAGATAAAGAGGCTAGATAAAAAGATTCGTGATACGGAGCAAGAAATATATGGTTCCGATAAGCCGGCTACAGATGATGCTTATGGTAGGCTGGAGTTTTTGAAAAAGTCTAGAGAATGGGTAGATATCTTTGAGAAGAATCGTAATTCGGTAAGATCCGGAAAGCCTACGGTTTTTTCTGAGTACGATTTTTATCCCGAGGCTGCTGGTGATCTTACCCCGTTATCAGGGTTTGGTAATTTTACTATTTATAGACGTCCGGATGGAAGGTTAGGTGTTTACGATGTATATGATTTTTATAGTAATGATCAAGAGTTCCCGGTCAATATAGTCACTAAGACATTAGACGCTATAGGTGATAAGTTTGAGGAGAGAGGGTCGTTTGAGGATCGTAATCCTCTTCCGGAAAGCGGGAAGGATGCTCTTATCCGTAACGCTATTATGTCTAAGAATAAGTTGGAGGATAAGGAGGATGGAGGTCCGGTAAATACAGAACGAGATTATGGTGCTGGTAAATACGTTATTGATCCTAGTAGATCAGAGGATAGTAAGATGGTTGTGTATGATGAGATATGGGACTATCTGACAGAAAAGAAAGGGATACCACAAACTCAAGCTATCGGCATCCTATCGAACATCGCCGCCGAGTCCGGAGGGGACACCGAAGCCCTAGGAGCCGCCGGTGATTTTGGCATCCAACAATGGCTTGGACCGAGGAAGAAGGAGCTACAGCGCAGGTATGGGAAGAAACCGACATTGACACAGCAGTTGGATTATCTCGTGGATGAGTATCAAGGCAAGGTCCCGGGGTTAGGTTGGAATTACATCAATCAAGGAAAGTTTTTTGACAAGGACGCTCAAGGTAATGTATATAATTACTATATGTATTCTAAATCCGATTTCGATAACGCCGTCAACTACAAGGACGCTACCGTGGCATGGAATCAAGGATACGGTAGGCCTCTTGGATCGACATTAAGAAATGAGAAGCGGCTTGAGTTCGCCGATATGTTCTCCAATAGATACGGTGTCCCGGAGAACGAGCCAATGAGATACGAGTTCGGGCAGCGGGATTCGGGCATGGGGGACGGAGGTCAGCAGCCCGTGCCTGAGACGGTAGCCCCCGCCGATCCTTCTTTGGCTTCCAGCCCTACCATGGACAGCTGGTGGGAAAAGGAGGGTCAAGACCTGTTATATAAGATGCTAGCTCAATCCGGAGCCAATAAGAAAGCTATAGAGGACATCGCTAATAATATTAAGAATGATCCTCAATCAGAGGCGCAGATAGCGGAAGCTGAGCGTATGCGTAAGGAACATGCGAAAAGACAGTTGGTGCTTAACATGATACCGGGGTTAAGCCTTAACATAAAAGGCATGAGTAGATATAATGATTGACGTTATTTCTGTTATAGCCTTTTGTAGTTTGTAAATGTTTTGTTATATTTGGCAAAAAGTTTGTATGAAAAAATTGGATAAAGATGATTTTATAAAAAGATCGTTAAAGATACATAATGGTTTGTATGATTATTCATTAGTAGATTATGTCAATAACAGAACTCCAGTGAAAATAATATGTAAAGATCATGGTGTTTTTACCCAAAGACCATACAATCATTTGAATGGCCAAGGTTGTCCCGAATGTAGTAAATGGATAGGGGGATCTAAAAGAATGGAGTCAAAGAAAAGTGTTTTTGTTGATAGAGCTATGTCATGTCATGGAGAAAGATATGATTATAGTAAATCTAACTATTTGGGGGCTAGAATACCAATAGAGATAATATGTCCTATACATGGTTCTTTTTACCAGCTTCCATTTAATCACATTAGGGGAGTAGGATGCCCTAAATGTAAAGCGGATAAAAGCAAGAGTATAAAGTATGGGGTTGGAATAAATGATATGATTGGGATGGAGAAAACATTAGCTTATGAAATATGGAATAAAATGTTAGCTAGATGTTATTCTGAAAGAGAACAGAAAAGAAGACCTACTTATGTGGGGGTTAAGGTTTGTGATGATTGGTTGTATTTTAGCAAGTTTAAAAAATGGTTTGATGTTAATTATAAGGATGGATATGAATTGGATAAAGATATACTTAGTGGCGCATCTAAAATATATAGTCCAAATACATGCTGTTTTGTTCCACATCACTTAAATTCATTGTTAACTTATAAGAGGATTAGAATTAGGGATTGCCCTACTGGTGTTGTCCTTAGGGGTAGTAGATATAGGGCTAGTTTATCGACATTGGATAGGGGACGGGTTAATATAGGTACGTATGATACTAAAGAAGAGGCATATGACGCTTATAAGAAATCAAAGATGGATGAAATAAGGAAAAGAGCATTGGAATGTTTAAATAATGGAGAAATAGATGATATCATTTACAATGCGTTAGTAAATCATAATATCATATAATATTATATTTAAATTTTGTGCATAATAATATTTGTTGATAGACTCATCGTTGTAAAATGATGAGTCTCTGTTTTTTTAAATTATCTTTGTGTCAGAACGAAATTAATTTGATATGGGCAAATATGTAATCAAGAGGAAGATACCTAAATATCAAGAGGCTGGGGAAGTCACCCCTATTATGCCCGGTAATGTTGTTGGTCTTCAGGGTATTGGAGTGGAGCCTTTGGTTTCGTCTACCCGGATAGGATTTGATATTCAGCATCCTGATATTAATACCATTGATACAAGTGATTTGAACGCTATCGTTGACAGTAATAAGAAGGTTGACGAGTCTGGCAGCACGGATGTTTTTGACTTTACCGCCATACCTTATTATGGCGCTGATGATATAGGATCTAGGTTTACCCAGATGGGTCGTGGTATAGGGCGTATGAGAAGCGAGGGGTATGGTGATTTATCTACTGGAGCTAAAACAGCTAATACGATAACTACCATAGCATCAGGTATTAGTGGTATCATGGGGTTGGCTCGTAACGTGGTTTCCGGGATAGCGTCTGAGAAAGGCACCCGTACCAATATCAGGTTAGCTCAAGAGCGAGAGGCTAGGCAGAGACAGCAATCCCAGATGCGGTATAAGAATGGAGGTGGTGTTTATCTAGGGCCTAATAATAGATTCGATAGCGGTAGCCTTACCGGAGAGTATTTATATCCGTTACCTAAGTCGATGGAAGATCAAGCCAACGTAGAGGTAGAGAAGGGTGAGTACGTGGAGCAGTCCGGAGAGGCGCCGATGGAGGCCATGGGGCAGAAGCACGCCGATGGGGGAACGCCTGTTTCTTTGGAGCAGGGTACGGAGGTTATTACCGATGACACCACCATAGAGCCGGACTTCGCTAAATACATTAGGGATACGTATGGTATTAAGGCTACACCAAAGGATACGTACGCTACGTTAATGGATAGATATAAGGTTAAGATCGGTCTTAAATCAGTTTACGATGATCAGAAAAAGGCGCTGGAGAAGCTGAAGAAGAACGATAAGATAGATGACGAGAATACGAGGCGTTTAAACGCCTCCGTATTATCTAAGGCTATAAATGATAGCAACGATACCGTTAATGGATTAGAGGGAAGATTTACGGACTTAGCTAATGTCATATACAAAGAGCAGGAAGACCGGAAGATGAAGAAGGATGAGGATACGTATTTCGCTAAGGGTGGTGAGATAGATAACATCATATTCAGATCCATGAAAGAATACGGTCTTACGGAGGAGGATATAGCTGAGGCTAAGAAAGAGCTGCTTAAGAAAGTGGCTGGTATTCGCCAGAAGATGGAGATAGGAGGCACGTCTTTGTTCGGTCGTAAATTAACTTTCCGCCCGATCGAGAATAGGTTCAACAATGATCCTAACTATTTCGGTTATCAACGCCAAGGAACTGATGGCTCTTATGGAGGTATTAATACGGATGAGAGGTTGAATTATTATAAGACATTCAATCCGGTCGCTTACGATGCTTATATGGGAGCTTCAGAGGGCGCTAGGGCTAGGGCATTGCAAGACGCTATCTACGGTCAGACAAGTAGCTGGATGGGCTTGGCTACGGCTGAGAACCCGATCATCGCCAACGCCGAGGCGCTTCGGGATTACACGACGCTCGTTTCCTTTGGCGGTGAGGATAGTCAAGGTAATTACCCGGAAGACAAGAAAGCCGCATATCATGATAGGATGAGAGACAATAAATTAGGTTTGTTTACCACATCTCGCCCTATGATCGGTCTAGACGTTGTTACAGAGGAACAGCATAAGGCTCTTAACGATGCTGGTATCACCCATTTTAGCCAACTATTCTCTGACAAGAACAAGGATGTCGTTAATAAGATACTTGGGGAGGATATGCTTAAGATGCAGGCATTGAGATCCATGAAAGGAATGGAAGGTCTTGATTTTATACTTGACCCTCATAAGGTGGCTCCCGGTCCTATGGATATAGGTGATGTGGAGGAACCTGATGTTAAACTGGATATGCCTGAGCTGATTGACCCCAATACACTCCCTAAGACCAATACAAATGCCGGTAAGTCGAACAGCGGCAATGGAGGCAGGAATATAGTAGGTGGTGGTCTTGACTTTCCTGAGGTGTTCAGGATGACTCCGGGAGCCGTGACAACGGAAGGTCTGGAAAGACATTACGCTCCTACCGTGGACCCGGTGTTGAGATCGGCTGATCAGTATATGGTTGAGGCTAATCGTGCTTTCCAATCACAATTGGATCAGATGGGTAATGTCCCGGATTCCCAGAGAGGGGCTTTATCATCCAATTTACAGGCTATCATGAGTTCCAATATAGGCAGATACATTAATGAGGTAGAACAAGGGAACGTGGCTCAAAGGACTTGGGCTGATAATGTAAACGCCCGGACTTGGACTGATACGTATGATAAGAATATAGCTCAACGTCAGGGTTATCAAAGTCGAATATTACAGGCTTTGGCTAATACTGACGAGAACTGGGCTAGGTATTTTGATAGCGTAAATGACGAGATCCAACAGAAGTGGAATACGGCTACGACCATGAATACATTAAGGTCTATATTCGGGGATGTAAAGATTGGTCCTAATGGACAATTAATCGCTGATCCTCAAGGAGATATATTGAGTTATAGGAGATTATATCCTGCTCAGGAAGTAACTAAAGGCAAGAAAGGATAAAGGATGGCTTCACAATATAGTATATTAAGGAATTACGGCAAGTATGTATCGCCCTACAACATGGATGTCATGATGCAGGGGATGGGGTACATGCAGCAGAAGATAGATACCAATCGGCAGGCTATAAACGAGTATGCTGATTATATTATCAATTCTGACATTATAAAACCTCAGGACAGGGAATATCTTCAGAACAGGTTAAATGGGCTGATACAGGATGTGAATAACGTGTATCGTAAATCTAATTTGGCTTCCGACGGTATAGCCAGAAGCATACAGGCTCGCCTTGGAGAAGCTCTGGATACCCGTGTGTTGAATGCTATTGCCGGTACTAGGGAGTATAGATCTTTCTCGCAGAAGATCGAGGATATGAAACTCAATAATCCAAAGCAATATAGTGCTATAAATGAGGCTGTCGCTTTGTTGCCATTTTATGAATGGGTTAATGACGGTCAGGTTGGGACAAGGATGAATCCTATTCATTATACTCCTTATACGGATTATAATGAGGAAATGAATAAGATGATGAAAGATTTCGTTAGTCTTAATAAAGGAAAGAAGTTTTCTGTTCCTGAAATAGTGGATGGTAAACCTACAGGGAGGATGAGGGATATTACTGTTGATGAGATGAGTCAATCTCAAATTAGATCAATAGCGGCTAGGTCTATATCTCAGAATGCTAAAGCTCAGATGCAGATAGAGGGACAGTATTTAGCCATGACCAATCCTAGCATGTTTAGTGGTATGACTACTGAACAGTTTGTTAATAAATATGTTTCTGGGTTTGACGCTGAAGAGAGCGTTCTTTTAGCCAAGCTCAAAGGGGCGGAGGCCAGCCCTTCCGCTAAGGCGGCTATCGAGGCTTCGTTGCAGGAGGTTCGGGAGCAGCGCCGTGCGTTAGTGGAGGAAGCTACATCCTTTATTGGCAACAACATGAATCCCGCTAGGGCAGGGGAGTTTATTGTCCGTAACGAGTTTCTTGATGGTGTATCTGCTAGATGGTCATACAATAATTCATCAGAAAGTTATAGTGCGGATGATTATTATTTTAAAGTAAGAGATCTTGATTTCAAGGAGCGGGAGTTCTCATGGAGACAAAAATCCAAGGAAATAGATCAGAATCTTAAGCTTAGGGAGATAATGACTAAAGAAGGTGGTAACAGTCCCGGCGCTTCTTCAGGTGTTATGATTGAGCTAGAAAAAGTTCAGCCTAATGTCACTCCTGAAAATATATTTGACAATCAGTATATTCAGAATGAAAACAATATATCAACAGGAGAGAAGGATTTAATATCGTCTTTAAACCCTGTTGATTTACGAGGTATAGAGAACGATATACAAAACAATCCCTCTATATATCCAGGTGGTGTTAATAGTGAGAATATTATGGCATGGATTACCAATAACGGTGGCGGGTCTAGTTCTGTGTTATCATCACCAGAAAAGGTAGGTAGGTATGAGGCCCTTATGGCGGCGAATGATAATAGGAAGAAATATAGTAAGATAATGGACGAGGAAGTTGATTATCTTACGAATGCTTTTGATGTCGCTACGAAGAATATCCTTAATGATGCTATCAAAGATCAAAACTATGTTACTGGTGGTATTGATACATATACTGATAATGGTATGGTTAACGCAAGGGATGTTGGTAAGAATGGAGCGGTTATTGGAGGAAGGGAGTATTCTCCGGAAGATGCTTTGAAAGTTTCTTCTATAGTTGGATTGATAAGCGAAAACATCAACTACACGGATAGGTCTATAGCTAATACGGAGTTGATGAGATCTTATATAAATCTGTTAAATAGATATTCGGGAGAAAATTTCACTTTGGATGATATAGATAATATAGCCAAAACTTATAGTCGTGTAGATAATCCAATAATGAATAGTGATGATGCCAATATGACTAATAGGGATAAAATGATCAAGATCATAGGTAAGAATATGTCTAGAGCTGATGGCCCTACGCTCAGAAGGGAATGGTCTTCTTCCAATGTAGGTTGTAATATAGCTAAGGCTGTTCAGGATTCTAAAACAGTCTATGAAAGAAGATATGATGAGTTTGCTCCAAGATCATGGTCATTTTCCAATTCTACCAACGCTTCTAAAGAGGATAGGCGTATGCATGCTAAATTAGAGAGTCTGCTTTTGGCGAGAGCCGGTTTCTTGAATAAAGATAAAGATAGTAGACTTAATAATTATATATTGTATGCTCGTCCTACAGATAATCCTAATACATTTGATTTGGTAGCTATGGCTGGTGGAAAGAATATCGCTACGGTTCAAGTTACTAAAGAAGAATTAGATAGTATGGGGTATAGTTTGTATGAAAGGGAAAGAAATGTGAGATCGGAAGATTATGAATCCAAGATCATTCCTGTGTCTTTTTCTGCTACAGCCAATAGACCTTACCAGAAATGGGCGCAGGCTAATTCGCTTGGCGCTTTCGCTACTGTCGAGAATGCGGCGGAGGAGGCTTCTAGGATGGTTGATAAGTATGATATTCAGAGTAATGATCTAGCTACATCTGAGCTTAATAAGAGGGCTATTAGGATAATTAATACGGTTTTGAGGAATTACAAGTCGTATGATGTCAAAGCTAAGGGATTCCCAGGAGGGGTTGAAGTTGGTATTTATTTCCATGGTCAAGCAAAGACTGGGACACCGCTTAAGGTATTAGAGTATAATACTGATTATGCTGATAATATCATGAAAATCATAAATATGTGTCCTCAGATGTATCTTACTCAAGCTGTAGTTGAGGCTATTAATAAGGATGTTATTGTAAAGGGTAGGGATATTAATGAACAGCATTCTGACCTTAGCAATCTTCTTTCGGTGTTGGATAAAGAGACCATAGATAAAATAGATGGTAAAAATGAACAGCAATAATAATGATATGGGGAATGTGATGAGGGATCAGGGATATTATGTTCCGACTCCATCCATTCCATCCCCTATGATTTCTGGGGACAATATTTCTTCTATCCCTATTCCTGTCGGGATGAGTAGTTCATCGGATATGGATAATGATGTTTTATCCAGGGAAGGAAGTAGAAGCATACCGTCATTGGTTGAGGGTATAAAAAAATCTGTAGAGACATCTTATCATGATGACGTAAGAGCCAGAAACTCGCTTTTCCAGATGATAAATGAGGTAGGTATACCTAAGGGTAATTATGATATAACTGGGAGCAGGATCAATCTTCGTGATTCAAGATATAGGTTATCAACAGGTGAGTGGATTCCTAAATATGAGAATTATATCAATAATATAGATAATGACGATCGTCTATCGAGAAGTCAAAGTGGTTGGGAGAAAACTTATAGAGGATTAGGTAAGTTTATTTATAAGTCTGCTTTGTATGGAATAGGTGGAGTAGGTCAGTCTGTTTATGGATTAAAGGAGCTTGTTACAAAAGGGACGTTATCAGCTATGTATGATAACAGTTTTGCCAGATGGTTGGATGATATGGATAAGCGTGGTGATTATACGCTTAATCATTATTACAGTAAGGAGGAGCGAGATGCCGGATTTCTTAAAAGTATGTTTACAACCAATTTCTGGACAAATGATCTTTTGTCGGGGGCTGCATTTACGGCTGGGGCTATCTTGTCGTCTTATGCTTTCGCTGGCGCTGGTCTTATGAATGCCGCCCGTATGGGGGCTAGGATAGGAGCGACTGTCGCTAGATTAGGTAGGGCTGCTTCCGCCACGAAGAGCGGGTTTAACTCCATGCTGAGGGCCGCCCGCATAGGACGAGGCATAGGCAAGGGTTTGGACAACCTAACCTTTATTGGCACGTCAACGCTTTGGGAGGCTTCGGTAGAGTCAAGGAGTGGGTTGATGGAGTCTGAGGAAAACTTCAAGCAGGCTTACAGAAATGCCTATGGTAGAGAAGCCTCGTATGAGGAGCTTATGAGGTTCAGAAATGACAACGTCGATGCCGCCAATACTATATTTGCCGCTAATATCGGTATTCTTATATTGTCTAACATAGCTATGTTCGGTGATATGTTTGGTATGGATCTTGGTGTGGATAAGTTTATAAAACGCAATATATTTGGCGTAGGCGCCGAGAGGATGGATAACGGGACATTGAGGGCCATAACGCCTAAGAAATGGCAGAAAATAGCCGGGAATACGTTCAATATTATCAAGCGCCCAGTGTCAGAAGGTCTTTATGAGGAAGGTCTTCAGGGAGTGGCTAGCAAGTCCGCCGAGGATTGGGTAGAATCAAGATACAATCCTATGGCTATCCGGCAGAATATAGGCTATATGGAGGCTATAAAGAACGGGTTCAAGGAAACATACGGGTCTAGTCAAGGCTGGAAGGAGATCGGCATCGGTATGATTATCGGATCGGTTATGGGTAGAAAGACCTTTGGAGGTATAAAGGAATGGAGCCAAGACATGTCCAGGAACAAGGGGATGGTGGATGCCTACAACGCCAATGCCGGCGCCTTGACCACCGCCGCTGTCCGTGCTATTCGTGGCAGTATGGCTCTTAACGCTCAATTATCCGGCATAGACACATCGTACGAGAGTGATGGTAGGATCATAAATAAGGATTTCAGTGACGCCGTATTCAATCGTCTTCGTTATGATTCGGAGATGGGGATGCTGGATGATACGAAGGAGAATTTCAGGACGGTAGTCGAATCTATACCTAATAGCGATATAGCGTCCGATATGAATATGACGGATGAGCAGGTCAATGAGTATAAAGCCGATCTTGTCAACGAGTTTAATAAGAAGGTGGATAATTTCATTATGGCCAACAGATTCGCCGACTCCCTTACCGATGGTATATCCAATAGGTCGTTTAACGCCTATATCTCCAATATGGCTTATAATGGCCTTGAGGCGAAGGATAATTTGAACGATATTGCCAATCAGTTAAGAAGGATATACAATACGGATATAGGCCCCGCTCTTGATATATATTCTCGTCTTAATCCTGATTCGAGCAGGGATCTTGAAGAACTCAGGAAGCTTACGGATGATATACAGAGGATGGAGAAGAATATCTTGAGGCTTCAACAAAGTGTCGCGTCGAAGGACGCTCTTGAATCTGATAAGGCTAAGTTGGTCAAGGAGAATGATAGGCTTCTTAAATTAACAGAGGATAGGATCGCATTGGAGAGGAAATTAACTACGTTAATTAACTCAGAGGCTGATATATCTAAGTTGTTCTTAAATAGAAATGATTCAAGGATCAGTGCCGCTGATCTTATGGCGGCTTATGATACTATAGCTGATTTTGAGAACGTCGTATCTATCCGTGGGGTTGATAATTATAAGGAGGCTATGGCATTGCTTAGTGAGTATCGTCATAATCTTGTGGCTTATAAGAATATAAACGAGTCTCTTCGTCGTATGCGTGACAGAAGATTCATCCGGGCGCAGGAGCGCGGGTTCATGAAGATATTATCGAACGTATGGGGTAAGACTTATGAGGAGGATGATAGCAAGTATGATTTCAGGAATACTGATAATCCTGATGCCAATGATCTTTACGCCAACGACCAAGCTATAGACAAGGCTTACCAAGATGGTCTTATAGGGGAGGATGAGGCATTTATGTTCAAGACATATAATCATATGATAGCCAGATCTATGGAGAACGAGATTAAGACCGATGAAGGTAATATAGTCGAGAGGGTTCCTGATGATGAGGATATCATAAATCCTTCTGACGATAGAATCAATAATATAGCTATAAAGATATGGAACGGTAATGAGGATGTCTTATCTCCTAGGGAGAGACAGATATATGATAATAACAAGCCTCGTGTCGATAGTCTAGTTAACGGGTTTGGGGATAATCCTATTTCAAGGATCAATAAGGCTAGATCGATAATAGATAGATTGAAGATCCATGATAATATTTATGATAATATCAAGGACGCTGTTGATGATATTGTAGATATGAATATCAATGGTCTTGATCAGGATCAGATCAAAGAAGCTATAAAGACTTATAATGATCTTATGAATGAGGCTGACAATGGCAATGAGATTGATCAGGATAAGCTTAATGAGGCTATTGATATTATCAATAACTATTCTGATGATCCTCTTCTTCAATTCGTGGAATGGATGAGGTTGTATGATAATGGAAGTATAGCTGTCAAGGATTACGATAAATCCATACCTATGGGTGATGTCCTCACAGAGAGCGAACCCGGGACATCCACCGGCAGGACGGAAGTTAACGCCGCCCAGAACCCGGTGGTGTTGATGGCCCAGAAGAGAGAGATCGGTGGGGTCATGTATTATGAGGTTGGCGGAATGAGACTTGACAGGTTTATGGACAGTCTTGGGCTTAAAAGATCTGATGCCACTGATACTGATAATGGAAGGGTGATGGATTTCACCAACGGAACCGACATATTTACTGTTATAGAGTCGAATAACCACTCAAGATGGATGATTAGCGAGGATGACGCTCAGGCTTTCGAGAACGCTACCGGTGTCATATTGGGGCGGCAAACCGCCTTGTCGACCTCCAACTGGTTCATGGTGTATCGCAAGGGGCAGGATGGATCTGTTGTTCCTTATTATACAGGAGATGCATTTGGCTCTAATAATGAGTCGATAAATCAAGAAGCTGCGGCTAGTCTTCGTAAGAACGATATCGTGAGGTTCAAGGTAGATATGTTAGATCCTTATACCAAGGAATTGTATGATAAATACAATAGCCTTTATGCCGTTGATCCTAATTCTGACGAGACCAAGTCTGCCCGTAGTGATTTGGTTAATAATATGGTTATTAAGATCGTGGATGGTGACGGTAATTTTGTCTCGGTGCTAAAAGCCAATGATCCAGACTCAAAAGGGAGTAACGCTGATTTAAGGAGTATGGCCTTTGAGTTGTATAGGGATAATGTAGGATCTGTCGCTGGCGAGATTGATATACCGTTCGTAGGCGCAGTCACCAGTGTTTTGCCTGGAAGACCTAATTTTAGCATAAGTGATGATAATGGTACGTTGATGGTATCCGAAAATGACTTTACCAACGAGACGGTTGGTAAGGTCGAGAGTGTAGGATATATAGAGAACGGGGAGGTTACGATGAGGGATGATATTAAGTATAATATATTCCCGTTCTGCACGGCTATCGTCAGGGACAAGTATGGTGACTATAAAGATTCACGTATCCCGGTCGTAGCTATAAAGACAGGAAATGGAAGAAATTACCTGTACCCCGTAAGATTGAAAAATCAGGATACATCATCATTCTCATCCATGATCGGATCGATGGCTGATAGGATTACGGAGGGTCTAGGCGGAGGCGTAAGTATTGATGATATAATGGATCTTAACAACGCTATAGCCAGATCAGGGCTGGATAACAAGACATATATGATTCCGTTGGCGGGAGACGTGGATGTTATCAAGGGACGGTTAAAGGCTGTCAAGGAAGCCGCTAGTAAGATGCCTATGACCGCTGATGTAAGAGGATGGATAGGCGATTCTAGGACCAAGGAGGATATTTTGATGAATGACGTTACGATCAACATCGATCTTAATAACGATCCTTTCATAGCCCCTAAGTTCAGGATGAGTATTAGGAGGGATGAGACGTTCTTCGAGGATACGGAGACCCCGTTCGTCAACCCGCCCGGTTCCCAATCGGAGTTCGCCTCGCCTACGAAAGCAGCCGAGGATAAGTCTTTGGTTTCCGACGGGAATGTCGTATCTGGAGAAAATGAAGCGGAAAATCCTTGCTAAATAAATTATCTTGATTTATCTTTGCGGTGTCAGTCCATCACCTGACGAGTAAGATATTTAAAAGTTGGTCCCTGTCGGGTGTGTGATGGCCCCGGTGGGGACTCTTTATATTATGCAGTTAGATAGTTTTTTACATCGGAAAATTATGCAAGACCTACGCATCCAGCGAGTGAAGGTCTTGATGATGTTATACACCAGTCATTATTTTGTCAATAACAGACAAAGGCAGTTGCTTGACCATACATACGCTTTAAGCAGAAGTCAGGCTTTCGATTATATGACGGAGTTCAATGAAAGACTTAGTGATAAGATAGGTATAGAATGTACGATGGATATTCTTCTACCTACCGATGATGATAATGCTAATATCATAATCGAGTACAATGGCATCATTAAGAAGTTGATGAGGGAAGCCGAGAAGCTGGAACTTGACACTGACGCTATTAAGGATATGATGCGCGATCTACTTAATGAGTTGAAAGATGATGTTGATCTTAATATCTTGATATTTGACGTAACCCAGTTACTTATAAAATACAATCTATTTAGGTTAGATGCCATAACCGAGCAGGAGTTCAAGGACTCTTTCGTCAGGATGGATAGTAGGAATATGGAGATAAAGAAATTAACTTTATCTGATATTAAGAAGGTGGTGATGATGATGGAGGATAGATATAGTTATATTTCGTCTAGGTGATTATATACCATTTTACACCAAAAAAATGAGAAATGATATGCATTTGTACGAAAATCCGTACTGGGTATCACCAATACCCTCTACCGGTTGCTCAAAAGTGAGATCGCCGGATTCTTTTACTAAACAAAACGTTTTTGATTTTACTTACCCAACGAATATTTTTTTTAGGGTAAAACCTTATATCAAAGACCTCTTTTGCTCAACCGTCTTGTCCGAGACAGGGGACTATATGATTCGATTGAGTGAGACAAAATTAGAAAAGAAGAATGTGAAATTAAATAACATGTGTATGTTTTACAACATATATGGTGTAAAATAGTATATAATAACCTTCGTCTATATGATAGACAAATATAATTGATTACGTTTTTTGTAAAAATATCTCCTATTTG